ACCCGTTTTTCATACAGCTTCGGTGGCAGCTTGAGGATCGATTTATCGCACTGGTAGACATGGGGAGAGATTAGCTCCATCAGCTCAGCGATGTGGTTGTACCCCACTATCTCTTTGTTCTTGTAGCCGCCCATAATGCAATACCGATTGCGGAAAGCAAAATAATCCCCACATCCGATAATATTTGGATCAAGGAATTCAAACTGTCCATATAGGTCCTCCAAGTCTTTTTTCACTTCGAAGCCAGTAGCGATAAAGCGGACAGCTGCCCGGCGACGAAGTTCGAACGCGGCCTGGGTACAGATGGCCTTCCAGTTGGCGATGCGCGTGCTCTCATCGACACCACAGGCGAACGGGATGCCCAGACGAGTCACGGGCTCCAGGGCCCGGAAGGTGTTACCTTGGGACAGCGACTCGACACCCACGACGAGCCACGTCATACGGTCCTGTGACACCCGGAAGGATCGCGCCTGATAGTCGGAGTCGACGTCGATGAAGTTATACGGGCATGGGCTGTAGTTGGCCAGCTCGTCTTGCCATGTGGACATCTTAACCGTCAACGGGGTAATCACAATAGCGAACTGGATACGGCGCTCGTAGAAATGGGCTGTACACATATCAATCATCACGCGCGTCTTCATCGTGCCCATTTCCATGAGCAGGGCCCCCGCATCCACTGGGTACAGGCGCTTCAATGCATCGATCTGGTGATCAGCTGGTGGAAATTTGTCGGTATTGAATTTATACCACGTCGGCCACTGCCGGTCAGTGCGCGCGGGCTTGAGCAGCTCAGCCAGCGACTCGGTGAATTCCCACAGGTGCTCGGTACTATTAATACCAAAATCTAACTCTTTTTTATCGATACGCTCCTGGATTGCTCGGGCGTTGCCAGGAGTGTGCGGGACGATGAACATGTTAAGTTGTGTCATCCATTTTTTAGATGGTACCTGCAGCAGGGCCGACCGCTCTACGATGTTGGCTGGGGTAATCATCCAACGACGACGCTGGTTGTCAACTTTTACAATGGCCATGTGAAAAATTCCTGTGGTATTGCTATCTCTTGTCCTACTGTCTTTACCACGTTTCCCTCCGTGTATTTACGCGTGACGTACAATTTAAAATCCACCCCGCCAAATCCATCCCGATGCTGCATCAATTCGCTATGGGCCTGTGCGACAGTACGTGCTACACTTTGCCAGCGTATGCTGATCGTCCGCAGCACAAACGCTTCTTTGGCACAGATCGGCGTCAGAAATGAGCCAGAGGATGAACCCAGGATCAGTTCATCCAAGGATGGGTATTGCGGCGGAGTCGAGCGCATACAATGGAGCCTCCTCGTGTAAGTAGAACAATTTACCGCCGATTATAGTTAGATAATGCCTATTTGAGTGCACTATCCCCTCACGCATTTCGGCCGGCGACTCCAGCTGATATGGAATCGAGGTTGCCGCAGTAAACCAGCCCTCTTGCTTGTAGTCCTTGTTGAGAATCGGGATCGAACCCACCACCCTGTGTGCTTCTTTCATTTCTAGAACTCCGCTGAAAATTTCTTTTCTGGTACCGATTCGCTAGACACAACCTGTTCAGGCACGCACCACACATTACGTAAGGTCCGCTCACCTACTCGAAAGCGGTCACGCATACAATCGCCAGTGTCATCATTATCCAACACCCGGTGCAATATCGTATGAACCTGATGCTCCTGGACAATCAGGGCTTTGTGGCGGCGCATGTAATCAATGAAGTCCTGTGCACGGAAGGCGTAGTACCACACCCTGCCCACTTCGTCGAGGTGCCCTTTTTCGTCCACCTGTCCCCGGGGCTTGAACTGTGTGTTTGAGATTGATATCAGAGCCGGCATCTTACGTAGCAGTGCCTCTCGCCGCTGGTCCTCGGGAACCTGCCGGTCCTGGTGTGCTCGCCGCACAAAATCACACATTTTCTGGAAGATCACGTCGTCAAGTGTGGTTTCGTGTCGGATCTTGGCGCGTTCTGCCACCTCCCGCAGGTGCACGTCCCACTCGTCAGACTTCATGCGGGGTAACAGGATGTTCAGCTTCTCGTAAACCGCCACACGAACGCGGCTGAAATCAAACAGGGCGCTGGATTCCAGTTCGATCTGTTGGCCCTTGATCCACAGCACCCAGCGTATCGGCGTCGCGATCACCTTTTCGATCTTGTCGAAGGGGGGCAGTTCGTTGGCGCGGGTGTCGCCGTCCGTGATGCCGAATTCGCGCGTGCGGCACACTTCCCGGTTACACAGGCTCTTGCAGGGTTCTTCGCGACATTTGTAGTTGTAATCGCGACGATTGACGGAGCCTGTGATCTGGCGCAGCTCTTTGTGGCCCAGGGGGGTGGTCAAGGCCAGGGCATTAAATTCGCTTAACTTCTGTTTCCAGTCTTCAGCCGAAAAACGCTTAAGGAACACAGCTGCCTGGAACACAGCATTATTGCGATTACCTTCATCAACGCGATTCTTGATCATTTCCTGGATACAGGGCGGGCCCACCGCGTATTCGTTGGAATGGGCTGCTTGATCGGCTTCCAGTCTGTAACGGCCGCCCTCGGCCAGCTCCAGGAAGTATTCGAGCGACGCCTCTTTGCCCCCGGACACACAGTAGCGCTTGGTTTGCTTGACGTTGAAGTAAGGCAGGTTCAACCAGTTGCCTAGAGGTAGTTCCTTCTCACCCAGGACTGGGTCAAGATTCGATTGCTTTGGGAATATCTCGACTTCCGCCCAGCCCAGGACCTGGGCCCAACGGGACAGTAAAGGCCGCACTGCCGCGCACGACGTCGGTTCAGCAAAGAATACGTAAGCGTGAGCACCACCGGACTTGGAGCGGCATAGGATCAAGGGGTACCGGAACTTTTCGATCTTGGCCGCCAGCTCGAAAATATTAAAATCTCGGCCTTTGGGACCGTGAGTGTCGAAATCGATGGCTGCCCACCAGCAAGTGCCATCGTCCAGGATCGGTACACCACCTAAGCCTATCTCCCCCTCCAGGTGCGCGCGGTAGGCTTCAGGGGGTATGGGGTGGCCTTTGACAGTGAGACCGCCCCATTTTGGGGGCTTAAGCGTACCGTAACTCCGCTCATTGCAACGGAACAGTTGCATGAAGCGGACAACTGCCGCATCTGGGTCCTTCACTTAGTGCGATTCCGATTGGCAAAACTCACGCGTTGTTTGATCAGACAACGCCAATGAGAGCACGACATGCCAAACGGCCGGTGAAACCGCATAATTCGATCTTTATAGCGCATGGCTCTATTGTCCCCGGTTCTTGCGGCGAGATTCTTTGGCTATTTCTTTACGGCGGCGCTGACGACGTAGGTTTGTGCGGAACCAGTCGGCCCCGCCGGTCGCTGGCACATGATGGCCGCGCGACTTGTTTTTTCTATGTCTTGGCACGATTTATTCCTCTATTCGTTATTTCGATTCAGTAAGCGCCCTGATTGTGCCTTGGCCTCATGACTCTCCTGCGCCAACTCGATTGATTATGCGCACTTGATACCTAGGGGGCCTGAGAGGCAGGACGCTTACTGAATCGGACTCCGCCCAGGATCGCCACCGGGCGGAGTCACCATCTAGCACAAGACCCAGCCGCGTTAAGCGGCTGCCTTGGCGTTCAGCACCTTGCGCAAGCGGTTACCCAGGGACATGCGCTGCATGCCGGGGTTCAAGTTCTTGTACTTGGTGCGCAGGTCCTTCTCGGGTTCTTTCAGCTTCTTGCTGGCAAGCGCGTAGACTTCATCCAGCGTTTTGCCTCGCAGCGTCTGCGCAACGTCGTCGCCGTTATCGTACGAGGTATGACCGGAAGCGTTTTTCACTTTTTCGTAACCCGAAATGTCGTGTTCGCGCCCTGCCACGGTGCGAATCAACGATCCGTTACTCGCCGTACGAACGCCCTTTTTAGCGGCCTTTTTTGCCGCCTTTTTCTTGGTAGCCATCTGCTCCTTACCTTTGCCCTTGCTGCGCTTGGATTTGGACGAGCGGGAGGCCGCAGCGGGGGCATCGGTCGCCGCCTGCTCGTCATCGGAAACTGTTGCATCGGCTGCGCCGCCTTCGCCGGCCTGCTCGATGACTTCTTCGGGACTGTTGGCCTGCATCGAGTCCAGCTCGACGGCCTGTTCTAGTTCTTCCTGAGTGTCGTAAACCGACACAAGTTTACTACTTTCAGTCTTGATGCTGCCGTCGTCAGCATAGAACTTAATCTTGCCTTTACTGCGACTGACGACACGATCCTCTGTGATCCGAATTTTTTCTGACATGTTCTTGCCTGCTCTTGTGAGGTATGATCGGGGAGTTAAACAGACACTCGACGTTTCTTAAAATGGTTAAATACCTCCTGCCATTGGGTGGCGTAGGGAGATTGATAGCACATTTTGACGCGACCCTTCAGGTCGCCCTGGTGTACGGCCAGCATACGCACAGTCCGGTCGTACATGACAAAGAGCGCGTTGCGGCCACACCGCCAATGTTCACGCATAAACTGCACCTGTCCAGGGCGGATGTTGGAGGCCGACTTGCTGTTTTCAGTTTTCAGCTCCATCCAACACTCGACAACTTGATAATCGTCCTGCTTGCCGAGTGGGTCTGTTACCCACGCCAACTTGCGGTATACGATCAGATCCGCCACACCCGTTTCACTCGCTTCCCGGACGTGGAAGGCCCGGAACCCCTGGTCCTGTAGCGCCATGCGGAAATGCCAGTTCCAGTCCGTTTCTGTCCAGTTGTGCATCTGGTCGGACGTGTAACCCAGGGACCGCTTTTCATGCGTGACCATCCGGTCAAAACGAGCCTGCGGGGCGTGACGGGTCATGCGGACAGCTTCCGGATGGTAAGAGTGTTGGAGCTGATCAGAGGGTCGAGCTGATCACGGACGGCCTGTTCATCGATCGCGCACACCGTCGCCCGATGGGGGCCGGTGTCCTCGTCGATCCAGCGTACGGCGTACACGGCGGCCTCCGACATACCGTCGGGACGCCCCGGACGCGGGGCCCGGCGGATGGGGGTCACCGGACCCCCTGTCGTCTTCGTGTGCTGCACCATTAGTCCCTCCCTCACAATCTATCTCATATCAGGCTGTATTAGAACACAGGGAGGGTGCCTGCGTCAAGGAGTTGCGATCGGGGTCCTTGAGCAACGGTCTTCGGCCAGCTTAGCGTACCCTTGGATGTCGTGCCAATTATCAGGATGGCGAGGGTCGCCAGTCGCGATGCGAGAAATTTTCAGGATGATCGCATCTAGTGCCTCTTGCTCAACCCACGTCATCTTGCCCCAACTTTCGGCCGCCCGGATAATGGCTCGCATCTGCTGTGCTACGCGGGCATTATTTGTGAAATCACCATAAATGCTACCCCGGGCAGCAAGCGTGGTGTCTAAAATCGGTCCCTGTAGAATTACGGGGTCGAAAAGACCGATACTTTTTTGCTTTCTCCCCTCGCAAATCATACAACTATCTAAACAAATCCCACGATCATGGGCGTCTTCCAACACCACCTGCTCGCCAGCTCTCGCTTGGGCCATCCTGATTTTTTCTTCAAGATCGCTCATGATTGTAGTTTCTCCTCAGTGTACTCAACATGAATGCCACGAAACACAGGCCATCGCTCTGGGATCAAACGTATAATGTGCCGTGCCTCGTCTATTGATCGGGCAAGGGGTAGTTGACCGGTGATGTCACGTTTTTCAAGGACTCGAGGCATGACGCCCGACGTGACTGGTCCTTCCTGTAGGGCAAACTCGTAAATTACAGCCATCGGTCGCCAGTTGACTGGGACACAGTTTGAATACCCCTGGGGGAATCGAAATTGCCAACCGTCCTCAAGCCGCATACGGGTTACACGACGGCCCATACATAATAGCCGAGATTGACCACCCTCATACACTCGCTTGTTTGCGAAGTACTGGAAGCGCATCCCTCCATCAACAGTTTGAACTCGACGTAGATCATATGTACCTTTGGCTGGTGGAGGGAAACTATACCAGTTTCCAGTAAGCCGGGGGTCGTCGCCTTGTAACATAAGAAACAGGCTCACTGACACGCCTCAAGGCCGCCAGTCAGGCGCACCACGAAAAAAGCTACAAAAAACACAATCGTCAGGGTGACCCCCACGCCGCACAAAAAGGCGTACCACTCAGCCATCCGGCGATTCCTCTTTAACTCTTCTTCCCATATCATTTCACTCTCCTTTTGTCACACGTAGGTAGGCTCGATCTCATAGACCTGCAAACGCATCATCAATGCCTTGTGCAGATCGAGATATTCAGGATTGGCCCGATGGAAACCCGCGACGGAGTGGATCGCTAGCTTGCTGGGATGGCGCATTTCAACATGCTCCATCCGGGTCACGTGCTGCCAGTACCCGCTCGGCCATTTCGTGAGTTTCGCGACTTGTTCCGCCTCGCGTTGCGTTCCCGCAAAAATGAGGAGGAATTTTTGTCCGGCATCACGTATGGGCGCGGACCGGTCGGGGGGCCGAGAATGTCCCGATTTCGCTGCCGCATCCGGTCGTCTGCCTGGGCCATCCTCAGGGCCTGTATTTCCTCTTGCCGCAGCTGGGGCGCGGATTTTTGCGGGGGTTCCTCGACTCGAATCACCGCCTTTGGATTTTGCCATCGAAAGCTTTTTACCCATTTTCTTGCCTGTGAGATTGACTCCGCTTTGTGGAAAAGTTGCCTACGGCCCAGCGCATCCACCTGATAGATGATATTTTTAATACGCACGTATTCGGTCACCGAAAATCTCCCGTCGCAGTTTAAGGAAGTCCGCTCGAATTCTATCGATCACCCAATCACGCGCTGTGAAAAAGTTATGGTCGCACAGAACGTGAGATTTAGCACATAATAGTATAAACTCAGGCCCAATGCATGTGTCTACGATTTCCTCATGGGTGAGGATGTAGTACGCCATCTTGTGTAGCTTGACGTTGTAGATCATCAGGGCATCATTATCCCCGTGTTTATCAAACCAGCGCCAGCCACCATCGAAATCACGAGTCTGCTTGGCTCGCCACACGCCGGTTGAGTCGTCCCACACGGATGGGCCGATGCCTGACGGCCATGGCGTCGGGTTGACGAAGCCAGCATCACCGAACAGCTTGAACACTACGGTTTCCATATATTGTAGATTCCCGTTTGGCTGACAAGGATAAGAACAGCTGGGCGCAGCCAGCCACCTCGAATTGCGGTCTTGGTCTGGTTGATCATGTCGGTAGTGCCGCTGCCTCCTGGAAAGGCAATCACCCGGTGCGGGTTGAGCTCTAACATTGCTGTGTTGCGGCGAGTGCCGGCATTTTTCAACCCCCGTCGAGGGTAGATATCCCACAGGGCTGGGCAATCGACTGGTTGGATACCACGCTTGACAGCCCAGGCGCGTGCTAATGTGTCAGCACCTTGTGCCATACCGTTAACCAAGTGCGTCACCTTATCGGGGCAATCGAGCAACATTTTTGTGAGGACATGTTCTACCACGGAGCCCTCGCAGAAGTCGCGGCCCCCGCAAACAAGCCAGATCACCTGCCTCTCCCGTTTTTGCGCGCATAACTGGACAACCTGTAATTAGGTACCCGGCCTGCAGGGGGCTCAGATCGTGGAATCTTGAGCCTCGGGACCAAGCCAGATTTCCGCACTTTTGGTATGCCGCAATGCATGCAGATCGCGGGCATGTGGGGCCCGCTCGAGTCCGGGACCCAACTATGATCGCACTTGGATTTAGCCAGAGTCACCAGATGTGCTCCTCTATAAAAGCGTCAATACTTAAAGGTTGTACCTCAAGAATTTTCAGGTCCGGCCACTTATAAACGCGTGTACCTGACTGTATCCAGGCCAGAGCTAAGGCTTCTTCTGGAGCGATGACTAAAGCTTTCCCTTGGGTATCTTTGTTGTAGCCAACTCTTCGAGATTCGTCGTGAGACACCCATTCACGCACCTCCTGTGTAAAAGTGAATTTAATCAGAAACGCTTTGTGATCTCGGACGCCGCTCATCGGACCACCTGATCAAAGAGCGCAAGCTGGATGATGCGCGACACAGCCAACGGGTGCATTTGCAGAATGTTCGGCCGGGCCTGCTGCTCAAACAGGGATCGCAGCACCATTTGCCGCATAGCAATTGACAGCTCGTGTTTGGGGTCGAATACCTTGACGAGCCCACGCTGGAGGGTGTACAGGTCGACTCGATAAGAAGCGGGTTTGGGGTCCAGGTCCCGCCATTCCTTGTCGTCGAAATAAACCGCCTCTTCCTCGGGCTTGAACCGAAAATTTTCAGCCCAGGCTGGCAGGGCTTCTTTGTCTTCGATCGCGATGCGCCGCAGCTCCCGCAGAAACTCCTTGTCCAGAGGGACCAGCGGCGTCAGCATGAAGCGCGCAGACAAGAATTGCGGTACGTCAGTTGGCGGCATCGTCTTCTCCCTCTATCTTCTATCTCATGGAGCCGCTATTAGAACACAGGGGGCCCACTCGTGTCAAAGAGTTGCGAGGAGGGCATGACTAGTCGCCACTCGACGGTGTACTTAACCGGTATGACTTCCCGGGTTTTCCACTCGTAGGCATGTCACCACTCATGGGCCGCCTCGCATTTTCTACTCTCCCCGGTCGACGGTAAGTTGGGCCCGACGACTAGTTGCTCCAGTTTTCACGCTGCTGGGGCCAACAGACGGCTCAACTGCGTTGCGGGGAAGGCCGCTACATCGGTGGTGCTAGACGCCCTCCCCGCACCGGTTGCCCGGTAAACCGGACCGGCCGCACTCGTTTACTCGACTCTTGTCGAGATAACTTTAGTCCCTGTATGACTTGAAACACACCGTACAGGTAAAATCCACCCGTGTAACCAGGAAATGCTCATTGCCGCATACACATCTCAGTCGCTCCTCTTTCGTGGGCAAGGCTGAAATCTGCTGCTTGTACTCGACCCAGAATTGTTTCACCCGCCGGGCTCGTTCCTCTGGGTCCAGCGGCAGTTCAAGTGACTCGGCCACTGTCGCACCTATTCTAAAACCGGAGCCTTAGGTACTTTCACGCCAGTACTCTGACTCCATTCGACTGCAGGTGATATCACTTTACTGATAATGTTTGACAATGCAGACTCGGACCCCTGTGTCGTGTACGCTTTAACACCGAAAAACCACGTCCCAGGAGTCAGGCTTGTGATTGTGTAGGTTGTCGTCGCCGGGTTCGCCACTTGAACCGTTTGCACCAATGACGAGGCCGACGCGCCCCAGTTAATACGGTAGCCTGCCAGATTGGTCAGCGTTGTGTTGTCTGTGTTTTGAGTCGGTGGCGTCCAAGTCAACAGGGCTTGTGTCGTTCCGGGCCATGTACACACAAGGGCGTACGCCTTAGGCGTAGTTGTAGGGAAATCCGCAAGGGACTGTGTGCCCGACGCCGCTTTAGTACCAGTCCAAGCCGAGTCGCCCGACGCCGTACAACTTGCCGCTGCAGGGGTCGTGGCCCACGTCAGGGTCGGGGTCAGTGTACCGTTGGTATTGACACGCGTCGCTAGCGTAAAAGAGCCTGTTGGTGCCTCCTGAGCTAGCAAAAGCGCCGGGATGAGCAAAAGAGTTGCAATTGATGCTCGCATCGCGTTTTTCATTCTAAAAGACTCCGCTGAGAGGTTTAAGGGAGGGCCGCGCCTCGTAGCTTAAAGAAACTAAACCTCATCGAAAAGCTGTCCCCAGCTATCCGCCCCAGCTCCCCTCGGCTACGAGGCCGCGACCCGGACGAAGGGTACCACATCGCCTAATGACGAGGGAATACCCGCTACTCCACGGGAGCTGTCTTGATAGCGTTCGCGGCCACCTGTCGTCCGACCACGCCTCCGGTTCGTGTCCACTCGGCAACCGCCGCCTGCGAACCATAACAGCCTATCGGCGCACAAGTATCGAGGAAAATAGCGTAGTCCCGAAGGCGCTGGACGTTCAACTCATCTGCTTTCATCACTGCGCGCATCAAGTCATTGGCCAGCACGTGATACAGAAAGTCTCCGGGTGGTCGACCAACTGTTATGTACGCAATTAAACTGTCCCATGACTGACGTGGCAGTCCTGTTGCCTGCATTTTCCGGACCAATTGCGCCTTATATTGGTCTAAGTTCATCGATTGCGCTTGTTCGACCATCGTCACTCCTTACCTATGTGTTTCAAGACTCTCTCTTTTGCTTGTGCCACGCGCCGCCGTGCATCATTATCTAAGCACGTCACGGTTCCAACAGCCATATGCAGCGTTTTTGCAGCCTGCTCGATTGTCATACCACGATGGACCCGTAAATAAAGCACGGTAATCTGATCTTCTGACAAATTAGCCTCTTTTAGTGACTGTACCACGATGCGTTGTTCCATTTGACGAGCCTGTCGTCGCTTTTTCAGGTCTGAAAATAAGCCCATTTCCGCTTCTCCTTCCGTGTATTTCAGGTAAAAGCACATCCCGTTATTATTTATTCTCTTTGTTTAGCTGCCGCTGCAAGTAACGAGGCAGCTGACATCAGGTGATCGCGTGCGATTCGCACCATCGTCCCGGTTTTAGAGTAATCGTCCTCTGTGTCGAGCGAGCGGGCCAATCCATTTGTTTTCTCCGCCAGCTCGCTCGCTTCAATCTTGGCTAAGGTCAGTATCGGATTGCACATTGAGATTGGTCCTCGTTTATCCAGCCATAATATACAGTGAATGATTTCAGGCACGCAAGTCCTTGCACAGTTCATTGAATGCGAGCACGTGGTTTGAAGGCACCATTACCGCGAAACGGGCCCTGTCCCCGAACTGATTAAACTGTGCTGAGTCAGGGATTTCCTCGACCGGGATTTTACGTGTGGCGCGACCATCCTTGAGCATAATTTCAGCGGCGGCAGCCTCACATACCCCAAAGACTGAGAAAATTTGCATACTCGGTCTCGGGCCACTACGCCTGGGCTCGGGTTCAGCCAACGGCAGGTCCCCCGGGGGCCCGCCGTCTTTGAGCGCCCTCGTGGCGCTAACCCAGGTATTCAGGCCGTTCCAATAGCGGCAGTGATAGTCCGACCCCCGGGCTTCCCAACGGGCTCCAGCCCGGATCATACCTTCTACTGTGGTGTAGTAGCGCTTCCGGTGTTTGCGGGGCTTTCCGGAAGCGTCGGTCCAAAATTCCACTTGAAACTCGGTTGGTTGCTGCTTTTTCATAGCTTTCTCACTCAGAACAGGCTATTGAACGTGGGCAGGACGTGCGGCCGGCGCAGCTTTGGGGCTGGTAACAGAACGCAGGACAGGTGGATAGGGGCCCCACGAGGCGTGGCTCTGCCGGGTAGGGCAGGGGCTGCATCGACACTACGGTGCGATCCGCAAAAGCGTCTGTGACCTGTTGTCGCGCCTGCTCCTCGGTGCCGTCCACACACAAGGCTGTGATCGTGCGTTTACGGTACGCGACAGGTTTGTCGAGGGTAACCCAGAATGTCATGATCGTTTCTCCTCTGAAGCAGGGTAAGGATCCACGCGCGTATTTCTCTTCGCGAAAAACACGGGCTCTTTTTCGGCTCGGTATACCACAATCGTGTAGTCGTAGGGTGAACTGCATGACATAGCCACGATTCCCGGGATAATTTCCGGGCAGTATTTGTTAATCAGGCTAGTTGCGCCAAACAGGTTGCCACCGAGGGTTTCTGCGAAAAGTTTCATGGCTGCTCCCCTGGGAAAGGCACGGTCCGTATAGGCCGAATGCTCCAGTTGAAGGACGCCCAGCGATCCGTAGTCCAGCGTGGATTGCGATGACAGGTAGCCGTGACCACCACCATACCGTCAAAGCCAAAAGAATGGTTGACTTTCTTGGTTTCGGGGCTGAAATTGAGGGGGGCGGCAAAATCGTACCGCAGCATGTCAATAGGGAAGGATCCATGCCCATTTACTTCCGCGTAGTGTACCCACTTGATCTTGTTGGCTGGCATCAGTCGAGCAGCAGGTATCTGGCACAGCGTGCCTGGGTGCCCCGGGACCATGCGCACCATGAACGTGTCGTCAGGTATGCGCAGGCTGAGGATTTCCCCGTAGTGACGGTAGTCGGGGTGTCGCACAATCACGATGTCGTACAATTTCATCACATCCTCACCGGGCCACGTTGTAAGCGGCGAATTTTACTTACTCTCAGGTCTTCAACCTCAGACTGCAGTTCCTCGATGCGCGTCTCAGCTGCGACCTGGAAGCAGGAGTCACACAGGCAGGACTCGTCGTCGAGGGGCGGCACCCGGGGGTCCAGGTACAAGGTCCGCACTGTGCATTCACAGTCTTGGCACTTCATGATAGTCCCCACTTTTCACGGCAGATAGGCCCGATGCCCAGTCGCACCGATTCCGGGTTCTCAAGTTCGCGCCCACAGCACGAGCAATGACCAGTCTGTTTGCCGTGGAGCACGGCTGCGGCCAGCGGGTCGGAGCACACGACACCGATTGCCCGTTCCTGGTCTGGGCTGCAGTCCCGGGATTGCAGGAATTTCGCGGTGGCCAAGTCAATGCGACCCAGGTAGCCGTGCTCGACGTGTTTGATGAATAGACTGTTGCCCGCATACTTAGACTGCGCACCAGCCAGCGAGAACGTGAACTCGCCGATGTGCAGCTTGGGGTACTTGAGGCCGGCGGCCTTGGCGGACGCGAATGCGGCCAGCATGCGCTCGAAGCCTGCGCCGGCCAGCTTGGGGGCAGCCTGGGCCTGCGCCTCCCGTTCCTTTGCGCGCTCCTCATCACGGGCCATACACTTACGGATGGCGGTCAGCTGGCCGTCAGTCCATGAGCCGCGCTTCTTAACAGCTTCAATCATAGAGGCGGCGAAACCAAAACGCGCCATGTTAACAGTTGCCCAGGTGTACTCGGCAATGTGGGCCGTGATGTACGCGCCGCGCTCGGCCTCGGCTTTCTTGAGGGCAGCCTGTTTGCGTCGAGCACGCGTTTCGGGATCAGTTTTGAGTTTACCGGTGCCCTTGCATTTACGGCAGGGGCCGCTGAAGCTGGATGTGAGCGATGGGCTCCAGCGGCCGGACCCTCGGCACTTGTCGCACTTGAACATAGCGACTTGATTGCGGTTCTCGATGGTCGAGGCACCCGACCCCAGGGATAGGGCCTGGGCCGGCGTCAGGACCTTGGGTTCGCGTGTCAAGTCGATCTGCGGGCCTAACTGGCGCGCGGTTTTGCCCGTGGGAACAAGTAAGGTGTCGTCCAAGTCGTTCCAGGTCGCGTCGTGTTTGTTGGGTAAGAAGTGGTTTTCCATTTCACACCTCCTCGTTCGTGCCAACGCGGCGCAGCAGCTTCTGCAGACCGATGCGGTCAAGCCACAGGTTGCCCTGTTTGTCGTACCACAGCACGTTTTTGGGGCCCGGCCTGTCGCGCTGGAACGTGTCGTGCGTGGAGCCGTTCACGAGCACGAAGTGTGAGAACTCTGGCAGGGTGACCAGGGCCCGGACATGGCTGCGCTGGAAGGAAGAGAGGCCCTCACAAGGGCCGGGGTCAAAAGTGGGGGCGGTCATACGCGCTCCTTAAAAAGTTGGGTCGGATCGTGCTATCGGTCTATCTGGGACCCATTCTACCACAGGCGAGGGCTCGTGTCCACTCGTTGCGATTGGGTGGGGCGTCGGCGGCCAGGAAGCCACGCGGCCAATGCACCAAGGCGCGTGAGCGCCACGTGTGGTCCTCGCATTTCAGCTCGAGACTGTTTCTCATGCCAGCTCCAGCGGCAGCACGTCGGGGCGCGGATTTTCCATGTTTCGGCGTGATTTTCATTGTTTCTCCCAGAGTTTATAGCCCACTCGGCTGGTAAAAAGAAAGTCGTCACCATACAGATCGGAGCGGGGCAGCTGGTACATGAGCCCAGCTTCTATGAAGGCACGGCCCTGCTCCCAGGTGGTGGACACGCCGCAGGTGTTGAGGACGCCCTCCTCGTCTTTTGGCCCGAACGGAGCCCCTTGCAGCACGTGTGACACGTGGTCACAGACGCCGGATACATGGGAGGGCGTCATCGCGCATCCGGAACAGAGCAGGGCGGGCAGGACTAACAAAAGCGGCTTCATGGTTATTTCCCTCGTATAATAGCAATATGGACTTCGGTCGTATCGGCGTCAATCGACGCCTCATTTTCCATTAACGCGACCAATGTGCCCGATTTGATGCCGCGTTCGCTCGTTTTCGCAGTTTCCACTTGCACGGATATGATAAATTCATCGCTGTTGAGAAACTCAAACGGTGCGATCAGCAAGTCGTCGATCGCGTCCCAGGCGCGTTCGCCCAGATTGACTTCATCAGGCTTGGCCTCAACCCACTCGACCAACTTGCGCAATTTATCATACTCGTCGGCCGGTAAGGTCAACGACTCGGGCAGACCGTAAGGCGCGGGTTCTATGCGTTTCGGTGGTTTACGCCGCGCTTTGCTCAACGGTGTAAACACGCCCGTTTTCACATTGAGAGTGCCAATCTTACGTTTCTTAGGCTTGCTCATTCATCGTCCCCAAGCTGTTTGAGGGGCTGGCTGTCGATGCCACCCTCGGGAAACTCGTGCTCTTGTCGTTGCGCTTTCAAGCACCTGTCGATTTCGCGGGCGAGTGCGCCGATCACAGTGTCGTATGACGCGTTGACGGCGAGGCCCAGCTCGCGCGCTGCGACCTTGCGCAGGCTCTTGCCAGAACTGTGCTTCATGCCGACAGCCTCCAGGCGCACTGCCTGCTTAAGCGCCATCAGGCGGGCGGTTGCAATCTGGTCGGGCGTGTTGACGGTGCTCATTCGTCGTCTCCTTGGGTCAGGTCGGTGTAGGAAATACGCTCACTGGTCGGGCCGCCGATCTCGGGTCGGGCCGCAAAGCCAAGTGACTGGCGCGCTTGCTCCAGGGCCTTTGTCTTCCCCGGCTTGCACTTGTGTTGGAACAACCTGCCCGCGCTGAGCTCGACGCCGCAGTCCGGGCACAAGCAACGAACGCGATGCGTGCTACGTTTTGTGCGTCGATCGGCCGGCCGGGGCGGCAGGGCGCGCACCCAGACTGTGATCCCCTGAATCTTGCGGCTCAGCATGCCTTCGACCGGCAGCTTGGTGACGCCGAGGAGTTGCAACATCGCGGCGCTGTGCACTTGACGATACGGGCTGCCGCTGGGGTGTGTGAAACGGGCCATGGGTTGCTCCTGTGGGTGGACTCAAGCCTGACCCCCGGTAAAAGCCAGACCCCGAAGGGTCCAGCCTGTGGTCCGGGAGGCAGGATTCAGCCTCTTCCCGGCTTTACCTCTCCCACGCGGGCCTCAACCTCTACGCGCCCGTCCAGTGTCGAGGCCGCCATCAGGTCTTCGGCCAGCTGCTCGGCCAGCTGCTCGGCTTCTTCCGTGCTGGTGGCCACCACCTGCACTTTGATCAGAATCGTGTGGGTGAACATCGAGTTGGGCTCCCGAAAAGGGCCCGGGACAACCCCGGGCCACATGCTTATTAGAACACAGGATCGGCCCCTGCACAAGTTACTCGGCGTCGGCCGAGGCAGCCCGCATGCGGTTGCCCAGATTCATGCGCTGCATGCCGGCGTTGAGGTGGCCGTACTTGGCGCGCAACGCAGTCTGCGTTTCGCCCAGGACCGCCGATGCCTGCTTGTAGACGTCATCCAGGTCCGCGCCGCGCAGGGTCTTGGCGAGCTGGTCGCCGTTGTCCATGGTCGCGTTGCCACCAGCGGACTTGAGCAGTTTGCCGGCCACTTTACGGATGTACTTGGAGCAGTCGTAACGGCGGTTGCCGACGCGACGGTTCTTGATGCCGCCCTCGTCGGCAATGCGCACGTTCTTGGCGCGGGCCTTGACAGTCGAGCCGTCGGACAGCTCGATCGTGAGCCAGCCTTTGGCCTCGGACTTGATCTGGGCGCGGGTGGCGATCGTGTAGGTTTTGCTTGCCATGGTCGTAAACTCCTCTATCCTCTATTACCGGGAAGGGCCGGTCCCCATGTGAGACATTATAACACAGCTTGTCGGACCGCGCAAGTTATTCGGTGTCCTCCAGCGCCTTTTTTAGCTCAACCGTCATGTCGAGACCGGTGGTCTCCTTGACAGCAGCATGGGTGGCTGGCCAGCGGGCATCGGCCAGCATCAGACGGACTACGGCCTGCTGGTCTGGCAAGTTCCACGGCAGGTCCGGAAAAAAGTCGTACAAAAATTCCTCGGCCTCCTCATAGCAGGTGGGCAAGCCACGTTCACCGATATGCTGCAATTGCAGCAGGTTGTATTCGGCAAACCAGCATAGACCGCGCGCGGGGTCGACCTTAGCGGCCTGCGCGCGACGTTCGTCGGACAGGCGAACCTGTTCCTCAACGTTGTGGGGGTAGGTCTTCATCAGCGGGAACCTCCAGGGAAGCCAAAAACCCGAACCAAAGTCAAGTATACCACGGCTTGTTGAGCTGCACAAGTATCCCCTGCGCACGGGCCCCAGGAAAGGAACGCGCACGCGCGCGTAACACAAGAAGGGATAGCTTGTCAAGTACTTTTCCTCTGCTGCGCGACAGCGTCCAGGAGCTGGCGTAAACGTTTCCGACACCGGCCGGGATGAACGTGATTTGGCACGAGCCTTGCGTCGCCTGGGGGGTAGGCTAGCTTGATCCCCATTGACAAGGCAGTCTTGACCATGCTAGGGCAGGGTAGGCCCCCGGCCACGTCACAGACGACGCAGAAAGGGCCCCCGGTGAGGTTGCCCTGGCTGGACGAGCGGACCGGACCGGAGCCACGCGGGGCGAACAGGTCAGCGGCTGCGCCGCGCAGGTCTCGGCCTTCGTGTTCCATGCGCGCGAGGACGGCGGCCACGTCAGCATCAAAGCCTGCGGTGAACGTGTAGAACGTTGATGGATCAACGAGACGCCAGAAGGCGATGCGCAGGTTGTGTGTGTTTTTGAGCTCAATCATGATGCCCAGCTTTTTGCAACGGACGGCGAACGGCTTTAAGCTATCGGCATTGATCGGTGGCGTTGAAACCCGCACGTGTTTTCTCACTTTAGGCTCGTCGCGGCGTTTGAGCCACGCATCGTTGCAATCCCTGCACGCGCATAGCGGCGAATCGGTGTGCTTCGCGTCGGGGTCAACGTCACTCGTCGTTACGGTTTTTGCGGGCGGGCGGTTTGCCGTAGCGACGACGTTTTTGCGCGCCACTGAGCTGTTTACGTTTCGGTTGTTCGCCTTGGGCGTTCGGTTCATATCGGTCCACCTTCATGTTGTTAATTTCAGAGAGTGATTCGTCTGCATTGAGGACAGGAACAGGCCACCAAGTCGGCGTACCCGATGGCGATATGACGCGAAACAAAACACGTCTGCGCTTAAATGCAACGATGTACGTTGCGCCGTTGAGTTCTGCGCCCAGCTGTGCATCTGGCCAGCTGTCGTATTGTAGTTTGTTTACACCTCCATTCACAGTGTCTTGAATCAACATGTACTCGCCACGTTTATTAAGCAGTGCCCAGCGCGTGACGGGTCGCGGGTCCAAAAACAAGTCCCATGAAACATCTTGCGGTAAACGTAAATAACGTAGCGGCATGTTAGCAAGTGGGTTCGGTTCATTCTTTCGTGCCATGCGCCCTCTATCCCCTATGGGGGTGGGAGTGGTGGGTATCGAGTGCCCATCATACCACGACGCGTGGCCGGTGTCCAACCGTTGCAAAGACAACGACAAGTCTTACGAACTCCGTCCAGTATCGCTCGAATCGGGCGGCAGAGCGGCACACGAGAGGGCTCGTCGACGAAAATAAGCGTGCCCCCTTAGAAGGGAATTCCCCCCGTGCCCCCCCTACCCTTTAACGCACACGGACTCCATTAGAGCGAGGGCGTCGAATGGAACGTCGAGCGGAGTTCGTAGAGAGGCTCTCTCTCGGCCCTCTGGATTGAAGAGAGAACGACGAACTCCACAGTTCCAGGATTAGAGAACCCTGCGAACGGGGGCACCAGCCAATTACCAACGGGCACTCTGGGGCTCCATCGTCCGGAAGCCAGAAGGAACGGTACTCGTCGGGCCGCCCTGCTCTCCACACACGCGCGAGACGGGCCCGGGAGACCAATGCTGGAAACAAGCGTTGACGAAACAACAGGGCACCACCTGGGGCACCACCTGGGGCGGCCGCCCCCATTGAAACAGCTGGACACGAGGCCCCCGGCCGTGGTACGATCGGCCGGCCTGGATCGAGACCCGTCACTGGACCGCCTGTCTATGAGACGTGCGGATTGGCAACAGAAATGGAGGGTGGACCAATGCTGTAGCATATGAAGCTTCAACTAGAAACAGGTGTCGTCAGCCTCGCTCTTTATCCCAGTCACGCGGGGAGCGAGGCTGACGCGTAGATCGATTCAAGTTTTCGAGGGCTAAGTGATGAAAGAAGACGAAGCCATGGAAGTGTTGGACCTGGGCGACGCTGTGGAGGAAACTCGGCAGTGTGACCCTTACATGCCGATTCGCCCCGACGCTGTTTTCGGTTGGGCGAGTGAAAGCTACCCCTGGCCCGGGTGCTGACGTGGAAGTCGAAGCGCATGTTTTCTATTGGACCAAGGACGGTATGCGCACAACCGCACCGTTACCCCACTGTGTAGGCTACATACAGAAAGGCGAAGTCGAGCGCCTGCTTGAGGCCGCGCATGAGCAGGGCTGGCGCAATGCTATCAACGCTGGGAGCGCAGTGATCTTGTCGCGTGAGGGGGCGCGCCGTCGATGAGTACGCGACGGTTTCAACATTTACACCGTATTGGTTGCACCTGTAGCTATTGCAGCGAGGACGACCGTTTGCGCGCGCAAAAGATCACGACCGACGCGCCCACTGCCTCATTACCGAGTAACGCGGTTTCACTACGTGAGCTCGTTGACAACGCAACGCATACGACGCCGCCGCGTTACTCGATCGGTGAGGACTGGAGCGATGACTAAGCACACACGCCTCACGCATGTCATGCAGTTCGATTGGATTTACGGCCCGAGGCCACCGAGATCGAGTTTGTTGTTGACACAACGCTAGAAACGGAGCGCTGAAAATGAGCTGGGACGACAAAAAAGATCCGCGTCCGTTTATTGGCAGTTCTGCGTATGCGGCATGGCACGCCCGTAATTTTGACGGTGAAATAAAACCCCGATACTGTTACAGCTATCGACAGGGCATCTGGATGCTTAAGGGTAGATGGACTAAACAGTCCTATGCTTGGTGGCTAAAACCCGATTTCCACGATGCGCGCGGTCACAGCAAAGAGACGGTTGAATGACGCTGGAAGGTTTCACGGCACGCGTCGCGCGCAAGATGGGTTGGGCCACCGTACCAGCGGCTTTTATCCCGGAGCTGCGCCGCATGTTCGAAAGCTGGTACACTGTTGACCAAGCGTGCAGTCGGCTAATTGACTTGGAGCGATGACTAAAACCACGCCACCACCGGAGTTTACGCGAAATGCTTACGTTTAAAACGCGCGCCGTCAAACGAGATTTGTGGCTGCTGCTGTATCGGCGCTATCGTATCGCGCGCCGTGAGGCGATGAAGGCCACGATTGACGCGATGCTGTACGGCTTCGGTTTTACTCGCGTCACGGCCGATGGGACGATTGAGTACTTACCCTTTCATGAGGTGTATCGTGCCTGACTTTCATCAAGGCACGCTGGTGATCACACAGCCGCCGCATTTCCCTACAATGCACACGCGTGAAACGGTGACGCACCTCGCTGCATTTGGGCTTGATGAAAACCAAGTTGCGGTGATCTTGAAGTGTACAGCTGATGACGTGCGCCGTTACTACATGACTGAAATGGAGCACGGCCTCACACTCGTCAACTCGCGCGTTATGAGCGCTGTTTTACATCAGGCGCTATACAAGGAAGACGTGACTGCGATGAAGCTGTGGCTCATCAACAAAGCGGGGTGGCGGGCGGGAGACAACGCAAAGCTGCAGATACAGCCACCGAACACAGGTGAGGGCGTCGGCCCCGATGGCGAACTGACGGTCGTGCAACGGCGTGAAGTCATCACGAGACTGCTCGTGAAGGGCGCGCAACTCAAGCGCCAGCAGGAGCACGTGATTGAGGGTGAACTCGTGCCGGCCAAGAAAAACGGTAATGGCGCAAATGGGCACGCAAAGACGAATGGAGCTAACGGTAAAAACGGGAAACACGAATGAGCGAGACAAATGATACACAAGCCATTCTGGATGACACGTTGCGCAAACAACGCCGGATGGATTGGAAGCGCAGGCAAGCGATCCAGCCGAGCCTCGGCATACTGCTCGCGCCCACCCTGCCGGAACGCATCAATCGCCTTAATCCACAGGAACGGCACGAGGTGAAACAACTAATTCGCAACATGAAACTGCGCAAGATCATTCGCTATACGCTAGCCGAGGCGTTTCACCTGGGCGAAGTGCAGAAGGCCCAAGCCTCAATGAATTCGATGAACTCGATGGAGCGATTGAGGCGAACCGTGCGGGCGCACGAGTCTTTGCAGAATTATGAGCGTGTATTGACTGCCTCTGATAGCGCAACTATATTTGAACCAGTGATCACGAAGAGTCAACAACCGATACTAATCGAGGTGCCCCATGCAACCGGTCAAGAGTTCTGATTGGGATCGTTACCGTAAGGTGCAGGAAACCGAAATGCGTCGTTATATATCGGGTGAGACGTTATACGGGGTGGCGGTCACCCCGGGCGTCGTTCCCGAGATTGGCGGCATGATTGCGCGTGACCCCAACAACCACAAAGATCAGTGGTACGTCACGCCAGAGTTTTTCAGCGCGAACTATGAAAGAGGTGAATACACGCAGAAACACACAGGCTTGTTGCCGTATCAACAGCGCGTGG